TTTGCTATTGCTCTGTACTGGTATAGCATTGCAACAAGGTAAACAAACAAAACAAATAATACTAATATCAATGGTTTGAGTGCTACGATTTCTTGATTAGTCATTCTTGTTTTTCTTCGCTACCCTATAAGAAGCCCACATTGATACTACTAATGCCCCTAACTTTGCGAAGTCATATATCGTATCGTAGATGCCGACTAAATTCATATTGCCAAACCAATCCGAAGTCCACACACCTGCTTGAATGATAACCGATGTAATGATGACTAAAATGCTATTGTCTGGATGGTGGGAATGTATCATTGTTTAAATCTCGTTATATTGTTTTGGAGTATAAGGTATCAAAGGTACATCTTTTAACCACATAAATTCTGGTGCTATTGTTTGTTCAATTTCTTCAATTGATATTATCCAATTATCGTAAAAATCTGGAATAGGATTATAATATGAATATGGAGCATATAACTGCCCGACTAATTGGTCTTTTTGTTCTAATGTTAGAAGTCCAACATAGGTCAACTTTTCTTCTTCTGTTAATTGTGCTAGTTTCATACTTGGCGAGATAAAGAAGTTTGAAAATTTTGAATTAATGTATATAATGTTGATGCTTCTGCATCACTTAAACCGCTACCAATTGAGGCAAATGCACATTCTTTATTATCGAAATTTAAAGCAACTCCGCTATCACTTCTTGCAGCAATAAAAATTTTATTTGTGTTTGCAATGGCAGTTGTTATTGTAGTGTTTGTTGCAGATAACGAATTATTTTTATATGATTTTAAAGAGTTATTAGCAGTTCTGCTTACCATATACCAACCAGTTGAAGTTGCATTTGCATAAGTTGCAAGTACTGAATTATTATTAATTGCACCATACGAATTGCCATCTGACCATTTTAAAATCAACTGATGCGATGTTGTGTACGTTGGAGCATTTGCAGAGCCTATTGAAACCCTTGTTGCATTGGCGGCAGAAGTTCTTGAATAAAAACTTAAATGAGCATTAAAAACAGTGAGTGTAACAGATGGTGTTAAAAATGTATCTGCGTAAGCATTAGTTCCATTAGGCAATGCTCCAGTAGCTGAATGTGTCCAACCCCCAACAAAACTTAAGTTATATAATGCGGTATTCATAAAATTATAAGAATGCTTTGTTGAATTGCCTCCTACCATAGGATAGATAGCATTAAATTTACCAGTCAAACTATTTGCAATTAAACCTGCCTCAAATGTGTTTAACGCATTTAAAATGGTGGTGTCGGTTTCCGATGTGGCGGTTTGCCACGCCTTTGTTAAAGGTAGGTAACCGCCTTTTCCCATTATTGGCAATATAAATGATGGTAGTCCCATTATGCTACTCCCACGCACCTCCACTTGCTTGTTACACTATTCCAAATAAATGCCACATCTAACCTTGCCGTAGTTACTGTTGTTGTTGGCAGCGCAATTGTTGAAGCTTCAAAACTTGCACCCCAAGTTATTGCTCTTGCCGCAGTTCCCGTAATGGCAATCCACAATGTTTGCCCATCTGTTGGTGTGCCGCTTAAGTTAGTTGTAAATGATGTTATGTCAACCGTTTGTGCAGTTAATGAATAAAAGTCAACATTGTCTGTGTTAATCGTTGGTGTTGCGCTACTTGTTGTTGTTCCAATTCTTGCAGTTATGCGCTTGTTTGTAAGTGTGTTTGTGTCGGTTGTGCCTACAACTTGACTACCTACACCTTTAACCCTTGCTAATTCAGTTAAACTTGGATAAGTAGCAACTGGCAACGATGCTATAACTTGACCACTTGTAAAGTAAGATATTTCGTTAGCAGTTCCAACACCCGTAATGGCATCAATCGGAATGCCATCAAGATTGATTACCCACGATGTATAAGGGCCGCTACCAGTATGATGATTCACATCAACAACAAGCGTAGTGCCGCTATAACTTGTAACAGTTCCATGCATGTGGTTTGATGGATTATAAACTATCAATACTTCTTGTAAAGGAATGTAAGCTAAATTAGCATCAACTGTAAATGTTTTACTTCCGTTGCTTATTGTATTACTTGTTACCGATGAAGTCTTATATCTATCTGATAACGAATTAATGATAGGGTTTGTTGCTGTGCCTGTTACCGATATGTTTGTGCCTGCGCTAACTGATGCAACTGCAACTTTTAAATTAGCAATATCCTGCGCGGTTGTTTTTTTAGTTGTACCACCTTGCACAATTGGTAATGGTTCTGTGCCTGCTAATGCACCAGCACTTGTTAATGCACTTATTTTTAAATCTGCCATTATAATATTATTTTAGATCCATCTTCTTGCAACAAATAAAATCCATCTTCTAATAAAATAAAGTAAGGAATTACTGCCGCTTCGCTTTCGGATTGAGTTGCAAATATACTACCAAATGGTATATTATTTGGTATTTTAGTAACTTGTATTATTTGACTGCCAACATCGGTTGAATTAATATCCAAACCTGTAAGCTTGCAAAATTCAGCCACGCGATTAAGACCATAACCAAACTGCAAAGCCAAATCATAAACCGATTGCGTTTGCTTAATAAAATAACTATTGTCGGGCTGTTGTGGTGTGTTCTGTTGCTTTATTGCAGCCGAAACAACATTGCGCCTTATTGTGTCATCATAAGTTAATGTAAGGCCCTCTATTGAGTCGGTTATTGTTAAATCATTATCAGTGCATAATTTAACCGAATATTGTGCATCGCCATACAATTGTATCGCAACATCATAAATACCTTGCCCTGCCTTAACTACGTATTGCATCGACATCAAAATTAGAACTATTATTATCGCTGAAGTTAACGGTTATCGAACTGAATCCATCCTGCGCTAATTGTAATAATATTTGTTTTTTTAATTGCAATTGTGCGCCACTACTATTTAAGTAATTATCAATACCAACACCGCAAAGTATATACTCTTTCCAATCGCCTTGCGCTGAATTAATGATGTCAACAATATGGTCTTCATCACTGGCACCAATAACAAAATCGTTGTTAACTATTAGCGCATCTCCATCGCTATTTTGCAGAAAATCTTTAGCCGTTGCCATGTTTTACCGTATTATTTTGTAAATCGTTTGCTGTTGTAATTGGTATTAATTGCTGTGCAAACCATGTTGCAGCAGCTAATTTTAATGCCGCACCTCCATCACTTGCCACTGGCACCCAAGTTGAAAACACTAACTTTAACACATTGATATCGTTTTCAATTCTATTCAACTTGCTTACTAAATCATTAACCTTTACCAACCCTCCATTCGCATCGCCAGCCAAATAAACTTGGTCAACCTTGCTTACCATTGTCACGTAAGCGTTTGCTTGCGATGTTTGTTGTATAATTACTAAACTACCATTTGCAGGTATCAATGTAAAACCCTTATCAGCATCGGCATTTAGCAACACATCGTAAAACTCTGCATCGCCGTTAATTGGGGTGCAAGTGCAAGTGAACGTAGCCAAATCAATGTCGCTCACATTGCACACCACACCCTCATATTGCAGGTCACCAAAGCCACTTAATGCTTGTATTGCCTGTCTTATATCCGTTACTTCTTTACTCATATTATGCTATTCTACGTTCTAATTCAATCGTTTGCTTACCGCCATCGGTAACACTTACCTCTGTTGTAACTGATTTAATTAAGTATTTACCTTTGCGCTCTGGGTATTTCCAACTATCAACAACTGCATAATCGCCCGGAACAACTAACGGTTCTAAAAATGTTTTAAAGCTTCCATAATAACCAGTGTAGTTTGCTTGCTCTAAAAACGAATTACACTTTGCATCTAAATCGGCTTTTGTGCCACCTAACTGAAATACAGTGCGAATGTCACCCGATGGGTCACCGTATATAAATTCTTCGCGCTGATTGTTTTTAATTAATATGCCTTTGATTTGCACCTTAACGTCATCCTTTTTAAGATAATTTAAACTCATTCCCTCTTTAACCATTTTCTCAAATAAAAAAACCGCTTTCATTGCTTCCTCTTTGTAAAATGGCAATCCAACACGAAGCACTCCGTTTTTAAAAAACGAAAACAAACCATATTGGTCACGTAACACTTGCAGCACTTTACCAATGCTTACTTCTTGTAATCTTATTTGCCCTAATTGTGCCGTTAAATCAACTTTATATGGCACATTGATGTTAGTTAGCATCTTACCAATAAACGTGTTTAAATCAACACTTGGAAACGATAGGTTTGGCGATATAGTTTGTTTCAACAAAAACATTTCATCCTCGCACAATAGTTCAACAGGCACGTTGTTGTTTATCTTACTTATGTAACCTGTAAATATTACCGTTTCGTTTGGGAAGTAT